TCAGGATCAACTCCACGCCCTTGTTTCCAAGCGTAACATCCAAATGTTGGAGAAATCCAACCTGTGGAGCAAATCGGAATAACCAAGACTACGCCTTGGTAACTCAGTTGGTAGAGTAGCGGACTTTTAATCCGCCTGTCGTGGGTTCGATCCCCGCCCAAGGCATTGCTAAATAGAAAACAAGGAGAACAGATGCCAAAGAAGAAGACTAAAACCGTAAAGAGCGCAAAGCGCGTTCGCAAAGCAGTTTCAAAGAAGGTTGCAGTGCCCCGCGTGGACTCTGCCACAACTGGGGAGATTACTCCAGTTAACGGGTTTCATTGGAACACTACTGAACACGTGAAACTGCCTGCTCCTGAATATACAAATCCCATTCCGCAGGAGCCGAATCAGATTGAAAAACTCATTGAAGAAATTGATCCGTGGACACAGAAATACCTTAAGTTTTCTGCGGTCGATGTGGCTGCTGCTGTACAGGCTAACTGGAAGCAAGTTATGAAATTTGCAGAGCAAAATCCTTTAGTGTTTGCTGCTTGCTTTGTGGCAGGAACCATCGGGTTGCTTGCGCTGATCGCTGCCTTGGATTGAAATAAACAAAACTCGCTGTAGGGTATTGACACCGTGTCTGAACCTGCTACAGTATGTACATCAAGACGCCAAACGATGCGCAGGGCTAGCATCCAAGGCGTAAACTCTTTCAGAAGCCCATTCGGAGATTCGTTATGAAGACTCGCAACACCTCGCCTCGCTACACCGTGTCCGTCAATGTTGATCTGTACAGCAACAGCACCGACAGCAAGTTTGATGCCTTTGCGACCCGCGTCAGCGGCAGCAACATCAACTTCGTCCGCGCTCGTCCGACCGATGACGGTCGTTCGTACACCTTCAACTGCACGGAGCAGGGCGTTGGCATCCTCCTCAACCGCTGGACCAAGCGTCTCGGTTCGGGTATGAGCGATGCGACCGTGAAGGTTTTCACTGCCTGATTAAGGCACAACCTGTTCGGGGATTGGGGGGCGAAAGCCCCCCTTTACCCTTTCAATGCGTTACTTTTCCGTCCGTGATTCTGCTGTTAGTAGACTGAAGCGACCGCTTCGGCTACTTGATTACCAACTCTTTTCTCAAGGAGAATACGCCATGCGTTCATACGCTTCACTGTTTCAGGTTTTCGCTGTTCTGTCTGCTGCTTTCTTTATTGGGTTTGCGTGGGCTGTGTGGGGTGGAAACACCACAGAACTGAACACTCTTGCTCTGTTTGCTGTTGTGTTTGTGTTCATCAGCAACACCGCAATCTTCTACGTGTTGGCGAACATCAAGAATCGCGCAATCACCGACGCTGATGACATGGATGATCGGATTAGCGATGTGTGGCGCGAATTCGATCAGGTTCGCCGTGATATGGCGGCACTTCATACGCAGCGCAATTCGTGCGGCAATTCCATGAAGGACTGATTGTCACCGTTTGCCACCGTTCGTGATGCTGCAAGGCGGGTCTTGCATCAGTACGAGAGGGTTCGACTCCCTCCATCACTTTCTTCCATGCCATGAATGCCAAGCGCATCAATCGTCTGCTAGAGATTGCGTATCCTCTGTGTCTTCAGATTCCCAGACCGAAGAAGCACATTTCAATCATTCTCCATCGGGGCAGGATTGAAGCAATAGGCAGCAACGCTCTAAAGACTCACACCGAAGCACAGAAGAAGGGTTACCTGTTTTCTGAACCGCATTCGGAACTTGATGCGTACCTGAAGGTTGAACGCGGACGGAGTGGGTTGATCCTGCTCAACGTCCGCTTCAACCGTTTCGGGAAGATGCGAATGGCTCGTCCGTGTCCCCTGTGTATGCCGTGGTGTGCCACCTGTTTTGACGAGATTTGGTACACCACAAACGAGGGCGTGGTACTGCACGGCAGTTCTCTGCCAGTGATAAATAGCGTGTGGAAACCAAAGGAGAGAAAGAATGAAGAAATTCACCCAATTCCTAGACGCTAAAGGGCTTCAAGAAGCACTGTCCAACCGTGACACGGCAGAGGTTCCGCTGATCGAAGCAAAGTTTTCGCGCGTGTTCCAGTACGTGGAAGACGACAAGCGAGACTTTGGAATTCTTAGTGCGTTTCGGTCTGTGAACTCCGAAAAGGAAAACAAAGCCCGCCACGAAGAACTAAAGAAACTTGTGCGTGGCATGGGTTACGGCTTTATTGAGATGCGCGGCGGCTACCGTGGCGACGAGGGTTTTGCAGAAGAGTTGAGTCTGCTGATCCCAAACATCACCAAGCGAGAAATTGTTGCGCTTGGTCGCAAGTATGAGCAGCACTCGGTCATGTACAAGAACAACAAGGACTTCTACTACATTGGCACGAACGAAGAAGCAGGAATCGGCAAGGTTCTCATGCGCTTCCGTAAGGGTGAAGGGCAGAACAATCTAGAGTTGGCAAAGCACAAAGTCATTGACTTCTTCTCTACGCTAAAGAAGGGTCCAGACCGTGACACGAAGTTTGTGTTTGCGGCAAAGCCCGACGAAGAACAACCCCAAAGCGACACCGCTGCTGCTACACGCCACAAGCCAGGCGATGTGTGGAAGACTTCCAGTGGTTTGTGGGGTGCCATGAGTAGCGATGGGGACTACGAGTACTTTGATGACGAGGCAAGCGCAAAGCGATACGCAAAGAAGCACCGTAAAGGCGTAAAGGTGCAGGAACGCGAAGAGTGGAATTTCGCAAAGGCTGCGTATCTGCGCCGTGGGGAAGACCCAAAGTGGATCACAATTTACGAAAGCACCGATCCGGAAACCTAAATACACAGGGGCAAAATGACGAAGGAATCACAGACGAAGTTAAGAACATCACTTCTCAAGTCTGCGGTAGAAAAAATTCGTCGGCAAGCAATCGAAACCGTGAAGCGCAGGGACAATTCAAATAAAGGAAAATGAGTCCTGCGTCTTGTGTGAGTGTCGTGAATCGTGTACCATCTACCTGAAAGGAGTTCAATATGAACTTTGTCTCGCTTGTTAGTGCTACTGTCTTGAGTCTTGCCGTGACCGCAACTGGGTTTGCACAGTCGTTCTCTTTTGGCGGCGGCGGTGTCGCTCTCGGCGGCTCCCGCAACACCGTGAAGGTGAGCAGCAACAAGATCACCACTACCTCTTTCGGGTGGAACGTGGGGGTTGGCTTCGGCAGTGGTAACGGTGGATTCTACCGTCCTCCCGTCTACGCTCCTGCTGTTCTGCCGTATTACGGTGGCGGATGCACTCCTGGAGTGATCTCGTACTCGCCGTTCACTGGCTGCTACGGTAATCCGGTGTACGTCCCTGTTGTGCCTGTGCCTGTCTGCGCTCCTGTCGTGCCTGTGTACGGCGGCTGCGGACAGTTCACTGTGCGCTGATTACACCAACAACAGATCCAATCGCAGAGCGGGCTTGGTTTCAGAGAGTAGAATCTCTGTTCCAAGCCCGTTTCTGTTTTCTGATACTGTGGCTTCATTCAGAAACACGCGAACGCGGCTCTTGTACCGTGTTTCGTCACTTACAAACGCAACAGTAAAGTTCTTGGAGTTGTTGTTTGGGGGTGGATTGAAGTAGCGAACCTTCAATTTTTGGTCTGCGTACAGTTCTTTTGCTTCGCGTACAGTTTCCGCGGACGGATTGGACAGTTCCAGTATGTGCGAACCATACGGAACAGTGGTTTCGGCAGCAAATTCTACGGTGGTATGGTGTTCTGTAAGGCTGTTTGGCAGGGTAAAACCGCTTACAAGCAGCGAATCCGCAGTGGGTTTGTCCAAAACGGTGCATATTTTGGTTCCCAAAGACACAGAAGCGTTCACATCGGGGTCAAAAAGGGTGAAAGTTGCCCCTACAGGCGATGAAAACTGGAAAGAGTAGAACTGGGAGAGTCTGTTTGGGTCAGTTTCGGCTTGTGTGATGAGGATATTGCCGTCCGCTGCACTCAAAACTGCCCGAACCCCCTCTGTTCGGGTGCTGTTTGCGTCTCCTGCTGCCAAAAACCGACAGTTTGTAAGTATTTGGTCGCCCAAATAGCCTTCGTTGGAGTCCCATGAGTGAAAAGTTTGCAGTTGGTCGCCTAATAGTTGGGTGGATCCGCTCTGAATGGCTATTGCGAGTGTGCTTTGCCCTGTGGCGTTCCATTGGGTGTACATTTCGCTCAAGTCAAACGACAGAACACCGTCTTCACTCCACGATCCAACAGCCACTTCTCCCGACAGCGAAGGCGCGCTGTCCCCGCCTTGCGATTGCCAAGGCTGTTGACTTACCACTGACTGATTACGCCACGTAACGGTTTCGTCTATGTGTGCGCCGGACAGCAAAACGGCTTGCAGTCCTTCCTGTTTGGACTCGCTGTTGGCAGTCAGTCGCAGACTCACACGTTCTACATTGTAAATTCGATCTCCGGTTTCTCGTGTCACTGAAGCATTGGGATGAAACAGTAGGACGGCTTTGTATTGGGTGTCACCGCTGGTGCCGACTTTCAAGTATTCTCTGCGGCGCAGGAGCAAGTCCGAGTCGTCTTCTCCTTGCGGAAGGGGAAAGAACCTGTTGGCATTGGTTTCGTAGACTTGCCGCGCGCTGTCAGGCGAATTGGTGATGAATGTGTCAGAATCCGATGATTCTCCAAACAAGAACAGCGTTACGGGAACGTACTCCGATTGAAACGGATTGCTCCCCTGTAGGTTTCTGTACTTGTGGGAAAGCATTTGCTGCTATCACGAAGCGTAGAACGAGAAGGTTACTCCTGCTCCAGTATTGTGCGGAGCAAACGAAGCCGAGTACGCAGGATAGAACACGCGAAGTTTGTTGATGTTGTCTACCTCGACAAAGATTTCTTCGCCGTGATACAGGGTGTACGCGTAGTTTCCTGCTGTTGCTCCGTACAGTGCAGCGTCTGCTTCAGAGATAATGCACATGAATTCGTTGGATGACGCTGACGCTCCTGTTGCAACTCGACACGCCTTGATGCGAACACCCGATGCGCAGGTGTATCCACTGCCTCCGTTGAACTCGTTCAGGTTCTTTGCGGTGAGTCCTGCAAAGTTTGTTCGTGACAGGAACGACGGCTGTTGACGAGTAGCCACTACGGTTACTGCCATAGTGTTTTGTGTGGTTGTGTCTACGGTGTACGGAACAGCATTAGGCAGAACTGCATCACTTACAGTGGACAAATCTGTGCCAATGATGTCTCGAACCAAGGTGTAGATGGAGTTCTTGTCTTCAAAGTCGAATGCGCCCACACTCTGTGTGTCAGAGTACAGGGCTTTCTTTACTGCTACCAAGAAGTCAGTGTTTATCTTTACATTTGATACGTTAGCGTTTATAGCATCTGTTTGTGTGGTAAAGTTGTTTAGTTCAACAGGAAGATAACCACCACTGTAGCCCTTTACCTGAACGGGATCGCCGTTTGTGCTTCCGGTTACCCAAACACCAGTCAATGCGTATGTGCTGCCTTGAACGTGGATTGGTGCGTCTACGGATGTGGTTATTCCTAGAGTGGTTCCGAATGTTGCGCTGGCAGAAACCGTAAAGGTGACACCGTTGTTCACGAGGTACACGTTTAGAGCAGCAGCACACCAACCTGCACCAGTCACACCACCCACGCGCTGCATATTTGTTCCTGCAACAAGAGCGTTGATGTACGTTGGAACGGTTGACTTGCTGTCGTCATCGGCTGCGCCCTGACCAACAACTGTAACGCTATCGGATACGTACCCTAGGTTACGAATATCCAAATCTGCTGCGGTTACCGTTACACCGTCTATGCCTATACCAAACGACTTGACATTTACGTTTAGGGCATTGTTGTCTGCGTAGATTGGACTTGCCGTTGCACCAGTGAATCCAAACAAACCAACCGAAACGGTAGACGCGGTTCCGCCACCGTAAACTGTAATGGTGTCGCTTGCTGCGGTAAGCCCACGAATGCTTACGGTGGAAAATGTTACGCCGATTGCCGTTGCACCCGAAACACCAAACACACCCAAGTTGGAGAACGAAGCCACTGTTACAGGCATAGATCCAGCAAATGTTATACCTACAGGGTATGCGCCGCAGATGCCTTGCACTGCGATGTAGTCTACACCTGTAGATACGTCTATTGCGGTTCCAAGGGTTCCACCGTATAGTGTGCGAATGTCTAGGTCACTCGCGGTTACTGAAACGGTTCCAACAGTGACACCTACTAGTTCACCCCCTGATACGCCGACAATTGGTAGTGGATCCCCAGTGCTTCCTACGATCACAGTTTGCAGACCGTAGTACAACCCGGTGTTGTACTCGTATCGGTTCCATGCACCACACAGACCCGTGGGAAGAGGGGTGTCGCCGTCTACATTTCGGACAACGTCTCCGGTTCCGTAAACAATCTTCACCAATTGGTGGTGTGCGCTGTTGACATAATCACTAGCAATGGTATAAGTAGTTCCGCTAGTGACGATATCGTAGTTGTCGCTGGTTGCTCCCATTTCTCTCTCCGTTGGAAATCCCGTTGTGGGGTGGGTTTCAGATAGATACTCTACCTATGTATGTTAAAAATGAAAGCAAGGAAGACATGGACACAGTAATGAATTTACGGTTTGCCAAAGAGGTCGAGAACCACGTGAAGCGGTTCTCGGTTTCGTATATTGACGCAGTGATAGCAGTATGTGAGCGGTACGGGCTGGAGCCACAAGTTGCCGCGAAGTTCCTTAGTAAGCCCATCATTGAGAAAATCAAGGCTGAAGGGCAGGAACTAAACCTGCTTCCTAAAAATACCAAACTGCCGGTCTGACTGTTGACACCGCGCAGGTTTGGTGTACCTTACCTACATAACTGGTGAGCGTTTGGGTATCGGTATCCATACATTTCACACAGCGTACACACCGTAATACAAAGGAGACACAAATGGGATTCAATGACATGAAGAGCGCGTCAAAGTCGATGTACAAGACTTTGGCATCAGAGATGGAAAAGATGGCAAAGAAGTCGGAGTCTTACAAGGACGACCGCCTTTGGAGAGCCGAGACTGACAAGACCGGAAACGGCTACGCAGTCATCCGCTTCCTTCCCCCTGTTGACGGAGAGGACGTGCCGTGGGCACGAGTTTGGCATCACGGGTTCCGTGGTCAGGGTGGTTGGTATATCGAGAACTCGCTTACCACCATTGGACTAAAGGATCCTGTTTCGGAGATGAACAGCCTCCTGTGGAACAGCGGATCAGACAAGGACAAGGCACTTGCCCGCGACCGCAAGCGCAAACTGTCGTACATCAGCAACATTCTTGTGATCAGTGATCCCAAGAACCCTGAAAACGAGGGCAAGGTGTTCCTGTTCAAGTACGGCAAGAAGATCTTTGAGAAGATCCAAGAGGCAATGAACCCACAGTATCAGGACGAAACTCCCATCAATCCGTTTGACTTTTGGAACGGTGCGGATTTCAAACTGAAGATTCGTCAGGTTGACGGGTACACAAACTACGACAAGAGCGAGTTTGCGTCTCCCTCGCCACTGATGGGCGGAAGCGACAAGGAACTGGAAAAGATTTGGAGCAAGCAGTACCCTCTGAAGGAGTTCACTGATCCCAAGTCGTTCAAGTCCTACGATGAACTCAAGGCTCGTCTGCAACAGGTGCTTGGCGATGACATTCGTGCAGTGTTCACGGAGTCGGGTTCAGGCATGAAGGGCGGTGCAGAAGCGGCTATGGACACCGACGAAGACGAACAGCCTGCTCGTCTTCCGAAGCGTAGCCCTGCACCGGAAGTGAAGAAGACTGCTGTGCGTGTTGATGATGACGCAGACACCGAGGATGCGCTGTCGTACTTTGAAAAGTTGGCAGACGAAGAGTGAACCTTCGATTCTCGGATTCGGGAAACTGGACGCCGCAAGGCGTCCTTTTTCTTTAGCCAGGCATCAGTGAACCCATTTGGAATCCCTTTAGTGTGGGTTCGTTGTTTCGGATACGCAGATCGTCTGCAAAATTGTTGGTCACGTTGTTCACGTTTGTACGAGAGTTGTTTGTTGCAATCACCGATGACCCAGCAGCAGTAGGCGTGGTTGCGGCAGAAAGATCGTTTCGTGCCGCAGCAGTTGCCATTGCCTGTCTTCCAACTTCTGTTCCGGTTGACGCTGTTGGAGCAATAGAGCCTGCGGTTCCTTGTGGTGACATGGGGGTTCCGTCCGGTCCCACTTGCTGCGCTTGGGCTTCCCCGTCTACGCTTATGAGGCTTCCTATACCAGGAATAGACTCCACCAAATCGTAAATACCTCGACCGCCCAACGCCTCGCCTAGTTGTTCGCCCAACCACTTGCCCACCCACGCTCCGCCCATGCTGCCAAGAATTCCGCCTATCGCAGTTCCTGCACCAGGAATAACTGAACCCAAAGTTCCTGCCAATACTCCACCACCAACACTTCCGAGTGCACCACCAATAGTTCCAACCAGTTGCTTGCCAATCATTTCTTTCTTCTGATCGGGCGTAAGGTTGGGGTCGTTCTTTGTGGAGTAAATATCCATTGCCCCGATAGCAGTTTCAAGCATTGCACCAACACCTGGTGCACTCAACAGGGCTTTGCCTAGTTTGGGTGCCGCGCTACGCACGCTGTCCCCTAGTAGTTTCAATGGGTTAAGACGGGCGGCAGT